CTCCCGTATACCATCCATTGCATAGATACCCCAAGCGCATCACAGATATGTGCCAGCACCCACACCGATGCGGTGCTGTGTCCACACTCAATATAGCTGATTGTCGATGGTGCTACACCAGATTCCAAAGCCAAATCATTCTGCGACATAAGTTCCTTCTCCCTCGCCTCCCGCAGGCGCTTCCCCATACCCGCAAAATCTGCCGTCATGTGTATCCTCCTTTCTATCATCAGGATCGTACTTTTGGCAACTTACCACCAAAAACGATGTGTATTTTTCGTTTTTGGTCGGAATTGCATTCCATCCCTTTACCGGCTCAAAGCGTATAGGCCAGCCCTTTTTTGTGTAGTCTACTTCTGTCCATGAGCATTTTCCATACGCTTTTCTACAAGTCCAGCAAAGCGTTTTCCCTCCAGTGGTAATATGCTCCTTCACAAGTTTTCTCCTCCTCTCACCACTCAACCGTGACTTCACATTCATTCGGCATAAGCAGGCGTAGATTTTGCAAAACGCTTTCCCGGTCTCCCCGGATAGTGGGCCGTGCGTGCAGCAGCTCTGCACCCCTTGCGGGTGGGGCAATTTCGTCGGTCTGCTTCTCCGGCGTTTCTGCTGCCGTCACTTCGGCTGTGTGCCACTCCGATAGTTTCTTTTGCCACAAGTCAAGGTTCCGACCACCTCGCACAAACGGCACGCCCAGCTTTTCTCCATATTCTCTGATGGTGGCGCTGCAACAGCCCATCTCGTCTGCAAGGTATGTAGCTGCCGCTCCACAACTCTGCATATTCCGCAGGTATTCTCGCTGCAGATCGTCCGGCATTCCCTTGAATTCATCCAACGGCATAGGCCGCGTGATGTTGTAAGTTTTCACCGCTCCGTTCATCTCCTTTTTCTGCGCCGCAGTGAGATAGTCACTGGGCAATCTGCATTTCCCACGCTTACGGTTTACATGGGCAAACGCACCTCTTGCAACACGCTTTTTCTGCACGATGTCATAGTCAAAATCATTCATAGGCGGTTATGCTCACCTCCGTCCGTGGGGTCTCCTTGTCGTACAGCACCCGGCTTTCGTCATGACTGACGATAATGCCGCAGTGATCGTCCAGCAGCACACGCGCCTTGACCATCACATCGTCAACAGCTTCCAGCAGATTGGTTAAATCCACTCGCCGCTTGGTGGGCATATAAAACAGGCATTTAACCTCCACTGGATAATCGATCGGCTCATGCACACCAGCCTTTTTGCAGTACCACACAGCTTTTGCCTCGTAGTCGATGTACTTCTGCGACGGCATGATAAACGATTTCCCTGTCTTGCTGCTGTGCATAATGCGCTGGCTGTTTTTCTTCGTCACAGGTGGCAGGGGTATGGTAAAGTGCAGTTCAGCCATTTCCGTCTCCCATCTCCATCTGCCCGTCAACCTGCATGGCCTTTTCAAGGCGTCGGTATGTCCCCAGCTCGTCCAATGCCCGCTTGCGGTACATGGAAAGTAAGGCTTGCTTTTCTTCCTCCGTTTCCGCCAGCTTGTTGCCGCCGTCTTTCATGGCAACGATAGGCACACCCTGCCGCCTCTGCTCCCGTATCATCCGGCGGTTCTCTCTGTCCGGCATACCGGTCAATGCTTCAAGGTTTTTCCGGGTGTATGTAATGCCGGGAATCATGCGTAATGTGGTCATGTCAATCCTCCCCAAATCTCAGTTTCGTCACGGCGATAGGAAATTCCTCAATTTCGCTTGCCCAGCGTGCCGCGCCCTTGCCGTTGTGCAGCTCAAACACCAGCGGAAAGCCGCCGATGCCGTCAAACAGGCTGCCCATCGTAACAGGACGAAGATATTGCGCGCTGATACGCTTTGCCAGGAAGTCCCAGAACGGCAATGCGATGGAATTGCCCAGTGCCTTGTACCGGGGGCTGTCCGCATCCTTGTGGCGCTTGCCCTTGCTGTCCATCCACTCGCCAATGTCCGTCCAGTGGTCGGGAAATCCTTGCAGCCGTTCGCACTCCATCGGGGTCAGGCGTCGCACGATCATGCCCGTTCTCACGGTGTTCTGCAAATTGCAGCTGATTCCGCCGTTTGCTTTGGCCTGCAAAGTCCCGTTTGTTTCGCCTCCCTCGCAGAAGTTCCGGCAATCAACGGCACACACAAGATCAGTGCTGTCCTTGAAATCTCTCTGCTTGCAAGTGCTTGCAACGTCCCCCTCGCGGTAATCGCCAAATCCCTGCATTTGGTACGTCAGCGGGATTTGGTTGCCGCCGGTTCCCATACGGGCTTGCAGACTGGGCGCTACCTCGCCGCAGTCCCTGATGACATCGCAGGCGTGACTCATATCCAGAATGGAGGGCTGGTGCCCATGCTCCTGTGCTCTCAGCGTCCCGGAAACATCATGGCTCACGCCCATCACATTCCCACCTTGATCGTTCAGGCACATCACCGCCGGTTTATTCCCCCCACACTCTGCGTTCAACGTGGGCGATTGCTCTTCGGCGTATCCGATACTTCGCGCCTGCTCACTATTGCCGAGCTTAAACCCGGCGCACATCACGCTATCCCGCGCCATGCCACCGTTTTCATTGGCGTTTAAACTATGCCATACACCATCTTGGTCATACACCCGTGCGCTTTGTGCCTCCCACGGTGTCAGGCATCTTACTCCCGCGCAGACCGCCGGTCGGTCGATGGTGTTCAAGGTATAACTTGTGTCCTCCCGCCATCCTTTCCCGTTGCATCCAGCAGTGTCTGCGCGGTCAATGCCGTTTCCCTGCAAGCAGAAAATCGTCTGGTCGTTGCCGGTGCCGAGCGTTCCGCTCTTGTCCGCCTGCACTAAAGAGCCTTTTCCTCCTCCGTCACAGCCCCCCCCTGATTCGGACTGCATAAGAAGCACCGCTTTCAGCGTTTCCGGCAAGTCTTTCCCTCGCCGCTCCGCTCTCCGCAGGATGCCCTGACACGCTTTTGCGCTCAAAGAGTATTTCTCCTGCGGTGTCGCCTCCAAAATCTGCGACAACCGAGATTCGGCGGCGGCGTTGGGGGACTCCCCAGTATTGCGCGTCATGCACTCGCCAAGCCACGCTCCATCGTCCTCCCACTTCATCGTGGTAGCCCCCCCAAGTTGGCCAGCCCTTTTCAGGCACTTCAATATCGGGGGCTTCCGGCTCTGCGATGCGGATGATCTCTTCGAGGACTGCCGCAAAGTCTCTCCCTTTGTTGCTGCTGAAGGCTCTGGGCACATTTTCCCAGACCATAAACCGAGGTCTGACCATGTCACCTGTCCGTCCGTTTGCTCTGTCATGCTCTCTCATCTCCTTTACGATGCGGACCTGCTCCATGAACAATCCGCTCCTTGCGCCCGCCAATCCGGCGCGTTTTCCCGCAATGCTCAAATCCTGACACGGCGATCCGCCCGTGATAACATCCACGGCTTCAATTTCTGCGCCGTTGATTTTCGTAATATCGCCGAGGTGTTTCATCTCCGTTCCCCCAATCTATCATTTCAGCCTCCAATTCTGCTTTTTGCCGATGTTCAGCATATAATCCTTCGCCCTCTGGTTGATCCTGCTCCCAATTGCCTCGTCCCAGCTCAAAATGCGGTCAATGGTCAGCTCCGTGGAGATGATCGTGATTGCATCCGGGTTGATATACCTGGCATTCAGCAGGTCAAAGGCGATGTTTTTGTCGGCATCCGTTACGCTCCCCTTGAGAAAATCGTCGATATACAGCGCACGGACGGTTTTCAGCGGCTGCATGGCTTCGGCGTATGCTTCGGCATCGTTTACCTTTGCCTTGATTGCCGGAATATCTCCCCGCCATTGCACATACCGCACTGGGATTCCTCCGTCCATCAGCTTGGTGCAAATCGCCGTACACAGATGGGTTTTCCCAGTGCCGGGAGAGCCGCCAATGAAAAACCACTTGCCCTTCCAGTCGGTCAAATACTTCTCCGCCGCTTGCTTTGCGGCCTGTTGCCAATACTCCTGAGTTTGGAACGACTCAAAGGTGCAGCTATCCAGCAGTCCCAGAAGTCCGGAACGCTCCATGCGAAGCCTATTCCGACGAATGATCTCACATTTGCAGGTTCTACTCACCAGTTTGCCGCTTTCCGTGCGCCGGACGGTGTAGCCCAGCCCGCCGCAGATGTCACAGCCATGTTCCGACATGGTATTCTTGCTTTGTTGGCTGTTCACCGGCTTCCTCCTTTCTGCGCTTCTCCCATGTTCTGACGGCAGCCTTCCAGTCCTTCATGCGGTTTTTCCCAACCATCCATCCCTTGCTGGCGTAGAAATCGACGAACTGCTGTGCGTCAACCGCAGACCCCCGTTCGGAGATATAAGCCTGAACTTCGGCCAAAGAAGGCGGAGAGAAGCGCGCCTCGCGCGCATTATTCTCGCTTCTCGATTCT